GCAAATGAAAATCACACCTATATTTGTCCACATACTTTTTTTCAGTAATCCTGTTGTTTTTAAAGTGGTTTTTATTCTGTCCACAGCAAGTACTAAACCATCGTTCCCATTACCATATAATGTTTCCTTTAAATCATCCTTGTCATTCTCACAATTTTCTATTTGCACCCTATGAGTAGTTACTTGTTGCTGGAACATTAATAAAATTTTATTCAAATCATCAAATTTAGTATCTATTTTCTTTTCTATCCGCATTAATTCACTACTCATTGATGATCTCCTTGAAAATCTCAGGATGAGTCTCTATAAAGATTTTTTGAGGGGAATCAGGATTAATATCATGAATTAAAACAGTACCAAGTTCTGTTACTAGAAAATTAATGGTATTGATTAGATTATTATATTCTTTAGTTCTCATAAAAAAACTAGACGATAATTCCTCTTCTCTTGTCGGCAATTTTTTTACTTCATAACCTTTACTCATCTTCAACCTCCGCAGATTGTTTTGGATTGTTATCCATCCCAGCAGGATTAGTATCAGAACTAGGTTGACCTATTTTTGTTCTAATCGCACCTGCGGACTTCTCTAAAACCTTTTTAATTAATTCTTGATCAAAATCCAAGATTTCTCTCATATATATTTCAAATGGTAAGAAATCAAAGGCATCTATAGCATTAAAGTATGTTGCTATTGCTTTAGAAAATATCATAGCTATTTCAGCTTTTTCTTTTTCAGACGGAACAGCTATTGGTTTCCATTCAACCTTAAATTTTGCTTCCTTTAAGATATTAAATTTCTGTAATCTTTTTATGAATGGAATAATAATGTTTGGAGTTATAAAATTCTGTCTTCTCTCTTCCAATCTCTTGTTCCATGCTGTCTCATCTTGTGAAGAAGCCAATTCTCCTCTTTCACTTCCTATTAATATTCTTTTTGGTATCCCTGTCGCACCAGAAATAAGCGAAACATACACATCTATATGATTAGACGGATCAGCCACTTGTGGAGCTAGATTTTTAATGTCCATTCCTTGCAACTTGAGTGTTCTTTGGAAATTGTGCATATACTTTTCAATATCTGTCTCCATTGTAGATTCTGCTAAAGAAGAATCTAAAACAGCATCTTTATCAAGTATAAATGCAAGTCCTGGTAAAGCACCTCTCCAGAACATTTCTGCACTTCCACAACTTACTAATTCAAGATTTTTTAATTGATTAAATACAGCTTCTAATCTAGGAACACCAAACACATCATCTTCCAATAAACCTTCTGCAATATGAATTATTCTAGACCAATGCACTAATCTAGTTTTTGTACTAGCTCTATCTGTAGCATTTGTAATTGTTTGTATTTCGTAAAGTTCTGGAAGACCAAATCTTTCATCATTTATGTTCTGAACAAATGTCTTTATGGTGATGCTTTCTTCTTTATAAGGTCTTAAAAAGAGGAGTTCTGTAACATTTCCTACAGGCTTATCTAAACTACTCCCATCATTAAGTCCTAGAAGAAGACCACTAAATCTTCCTATACCACTAAGTTTATCTACTCTAAGTAAATAATTAAGAATCTTCTTATCTTCTGCTAAAGCAGACCACTGTTCTTCGAATTCTGTTGATTCATTCTCATCATTCTCTACAATTCTGGGGGAAAGTCTCCATGATTCAGTAACAGGTGCTTCTATAATCCTCTTAGCTATATCACCACGCTTATATTGCTCCCAAAAATGTTTAAAAGTTAATGAACTCTCAAATCCTAACGATTTATAAATATCCCTATCATCTGTAAAAGATTTTCCTGCCCTTTGTAAGAGCTCACTTCTACCTTGAATAGAATTCATAAAACTTACAAATTCTTTTTTATTTACTGTTATTTTATCTTTATTTTTTGTTATACCCACCCCATACTCCTGCACGACCTTTACCGATTAACATATTAAAAGCACCGCTTGCACAATCTACAAAATCTTTTCTTAATCCCATAGGAAATAATTCATGTTGCTTGATAAAATCAACATTCCAAGCACCTTTTATCAAATAAACATTTCCTATTTCCACTTGTGTGGCGTAGGGTTCTGCTCGTAAAGCTTTACTTCCTGTAACTTTGTCTTTTTTAACAGAAAACCCTACTAAATTTTTAACTGTATTATCGGCTGACTCTAAACCACCGCTTCCTGGTTCTTGTTCAACGCCAATTAATACCTTTTTGCCGTCATTTTTAGCTACTTTTTTTATCATTTCTTCTCTTTTAGTAGCTTTCCATAAACCTGCAACTAAATGTTCTATTATAAAGGAATTGTTTTTCATTTTATGCATCAAACAACCCCCTGTAAAAGCTCCATCTTCAGTTCCACCCTTATCCCAATAACGCACACTTCTTATTATTTCTGTGGGATGGACATTATTTACATAACCAAAATTATTTACTTCAAACAAACCCCCACCACGAACTGAAGGTCTCTGTTGAAGTTGTCCTGCTATAGCATATTCAGAAGCTAATTCATTTTCTAATTTAGAAAGTTCGTTTTCCCCATAGAATTCCTTCCAAAGTGGTTCTCTATCAACTGTTCTAGGATCAGAAAATCCTAAAGATGTTACACATTTATTTTCTTCTTCATATCTTGCAGGAAGTCGTAAATGAACATAATCAGAATTTTTTTCAAGAATATGTCCTGTTAAATCACCTTCATGAAGTCTTTGCATCACAATAACCTTGACACCAGTATTAGGATCATTCATACGAGTAGACATTGATTCATCCCACCAACGCAAAGTACCTTCTCTGATTATATTTGATTCCGCTTGTTTAACATTATGAGGATCATCACATATAATATGATCTCCTCCCTCTCCTGTTACTAAACCACTTACTGATGTTGCAATCCTGTAACCTGTTTTGTCGTTCTCAAATCTAGTTTTCATATTCTGGTCAGACTTGATACGAAATTTTCCTCCCCATCTGGAAGTAAACCACTGGGATTGCAGAATTCTTCTGCATTTTAAACTATCTCTAGTAGATAATTCTTGTGCGTATGAAGAAAATAACCATCTTGACGAAGGATTAGTTATCCATGACCAACATGGCCAAAAAACAGAAACGGCTAATGATTTCATGTGTCGAGGGGGCACATTTATTATTAGATTTTTAATTTCTCTTCTAGAAACAGCCTCTAGATGATTACAAATCGCTTTTAAGTGCCAACCATAAATAAATTCCGTTGTCGGTTCTAATATATGCCATGCTTGTTTTATAAACTCTAACAAACTTGTTTCAGCAATAGCAATTTTAACCACTTCTTTTGATGGTAAATCTTTTACTGTCTCTTCTGTTATATCCAATCTCATTTATATTCTTAGGTTGTTATAATTTGGTGGATTTAATCGCCAGCATCACTTCTACATGTTTAGTCATTTATTATGCACTTTGTTTCAGGTTCAGAGTCTGAATTAAAATATTCTACCAATTCTTCTAACATTGTTTTATACAACTTAGTAAATGAATCGTCAAACTCATTAATGTCTATTTCATATAAAAGCCAAGTCTGGGTCTTGTCAGGATATTCCTGACCGCAGATGATATATACCTCTTTCAGCCCTTTTATTATAAAGATTATTTTTTCCAGTTTATTGTGCACAACAGCGTGTTCGACTTCCCTGTTAATATAATGTGTATAAGTTCTGGTGTTAATAACTTCAATCCAACTCATGTCCACACCAGATTCTTTTATGCACTCTTTAGAAGTCTTGCTTTGGTACAAAGGGTTTTTATCGCCAGCAAAACAATGGCTGGTTATTGAAAAGAACACAATGCTCAGAAATGTTATTAATAGTTTCTTAAACATTCTTTGTCATCCCCCTTACTTATATTCCGATGTTGTTATAATCTGGTGGAGGCAACTTGCAAGCTGATCAACCATCTGTTCATTGTAAGTCTCCTTCGGACAATGTAACTCATTAAATATTATATGAATCACCTCATGCAGATAAACCTGTTCAGTCTTGCTTTCAGGTCTTCTTAAACTTTTATGATCTTGTAAGATAATTTTATTTTTGTTGAACATTGCCACACCCTGACTGTCAGCACCGTCTTCATGATCGTCATGAATTTCAACAGTGTAGGTTTGCCCGAACAACTTAAATTTTTTAGGTATTCTCATTTTATTGGTATATGCAAATCACGAAATTTCTGTGCCTGTAACTCCTGATATTCTATGCTAAAAAATTTAAGCCTTTTCTTTGACCTCCCAAAAATTTTTCGTTTACTTACAAATTCACATTTATAACAATTCTCTTCATCAAACACACAATAACCACAATCCTTCTTCAATTATAATACCATCCTAAATAATCTTGGATTTTCACCATTATAAACAACCCCACAACTTACTATAGGTCTATTTCTGAAATCTTTTCCATAAGCAAAAGCTAAAGCTTTTATATTGATACCACAACCAACATTCATTCCAAAAATACAATCCTTATGAGAAGCAGTGAAAGCAATTCCTGCAAAAGAATGGGAATGTCCCATCACAGTGCTTTGCCTATTGCTTATTGCAAGATTAAGGTGTGCTAGTTTACCAGAATTTCCTGTTCCATGTTGATAACGAACATTATCCACTTCAAAACTAAAATCATCTTTCCATCCGTCAGGAAGTTTCCAAATTTCTTTATAAGGTTTAAAACACCGTCTAGGAAGCCCTACAGTTTTTCCTTTACGATCTACAAGACAATCATGAGACCCTTTTGTTAATCTTAATTTTGGAAATGCTTTAAACCAATCTTCCAAAATTAGATCAGTCCTCTCCATTTCTTGTAAAGGAGACCACGCATTCGGGTCAACCTCATGGTATGAGATTGCGTGATTATCTACTAAATCACCAATATGAATTACTGTTCCACATTTTTCTTTTCTTTGAATATCAACACAAAAATCTAAATAATCTTTATGTTCAAAAGGAATATGTGTATCGCCAATTACTAAAACATTTTTTTTGTCATATTTTATTTTCTTAGAAATGATTTTTTCCTTTAAAAAATTGTAATCCTAGTTTAATATATCGTTTAACTTTAAAAGTTTAGGCAATCCAAGTTTCTTCGCCTCTTCCACTTTTAAATTGAGTTGTATTTGATTTAATATATTTGTATCCCCTACTTCTTTAAGAATTCCTAAATTTTTACAGAGTAATTCGAGAGCTTTTAACTTATCATTAAATTGTATTTTCTTTTCGTAACCAATAAAATGTCTTTCTTCTCCTTGACCTTCGTAAATTTCTACAACTGTTATAGATTTTATTGCGGAAGCTTCTGCAACAGTTAATTCATCCATAGATTTAAGAGAACCATCTTCTTTAAAAAATTGTCTTGGATCAGAGAAACCTATTCTCATTAATTCAGAAAGAACTTCTTCCTTCTTTAGATTGACTTTTTTAGTAAGTTCTTTTAATTTTTTATCTATCGCAAAGAGAACTAATTTGTTATTTTTTATTTTGGTTGCTTTATTCTGTAATTGAGTCTCAGTCTCACACCCTTCTCCTCCTGCTTCTAAGTAAGCAGTTCGATTATTCATGCTTTTCACCCATTCTTCAACGAATCGTGTTTGAAATGGGGTTAAACCTGTTCTAGAGTTCTTTTTTTCGGTCTTTTCTAAGATATTTGTAATATCTGGTAATTTTCTTTTCATAATAATTAATTCAATATAAGTTACATTGAATTACTTTAAGTTACATTGAATTACTTTGATTTAACTTAGAT